TTCTGTGTTTAACGCAACCTCAGGTTTACACATAGGTTGCACATTAGTGCCTACTTTTTCATCACCATATGCAACCTCAGGTTGCGCATTGGAAGCCTGTGATTGCTTCTTTTTGGCGATCTGTTCTTTCATCTTGGCAACGGTTATGGTGTCTCCCTTTGGCATTTGGTACTCCCTTGGTGGTTGTTGAACTGGCTTAATTACTCCGTTGATCATGTCCTGGATGCGTTTCAATCCTTCTGGATCTGGTGTCATCTCTTTCATCTCTTTTTCCTTAATGTGCGGTGGTCTGGTGTCCTCATGCCTGCTGGTGACTGCGATGGCTGTCTCAAGGTCAATGCTTGCATCGTAGATAACTCTGACGGTATCTGGCCTAACGCCTCGCCAGTGCTTTGAGACAACCTCGAGGTAGCCTTGCGCCTTCAGCTTGGTGATGTGCTTGGACACAGCCTGTCGGCTGACTCCAGCGTCTTTGGCCAACCTTGCCTGGCTAACCCAAGTCACACCAGCTCGGTTGCAATAGCTGCAGATCAGGGCCAGCGTCTTGACCATGCCATCGGTGACAGCCCTGTCAGTCAGCGCTCGGATCGGGATAACCGCCAGCTTGCGCTGGTCTGGCATCGGTTCCTTCTCGCGGATCTTAGGCTTCTTCGGCAGCGCGAACTGCACCACGTTATCAGGCATCGGGCTCAATCCTCATCCCCTGCAATCAGACCGACCCATGCCGTCATCCAGACCGCAATCGCCACCAATCCGATCAGGCCACCGATGGTCATCAGCACCACGCCTATCAGCGCCAGCAACATCACCGCCACCGCAGCTGTGAGCCCAGCTTCCGCACATGAGCCTCTGGCGTTATCTGCCCGCTGTGGTTGCGATACGGGCTCTCTGAGCGCTTTTCCACACACGGCTTACAGATCCACCTTGCCGTGTTCTTGCCGCGCCTGTAGATCCCGCCGTCAAGATCCCTGGTGCATTGGCAGCTGGTACAGAACTTGGTATTCATATCAGCCCCTTGATCCGCTTGATCTCCCAGCCGGTTGCGTCGTGGATCTTTAAGATCCGCTCCGCTGTGACAGACATCTTGCCGTTTCTTATTTTGCTGACATACGCCTGCGGCCAGCCCAGCTTGACAGCCAGGTGCGCGTCATTGCGAGCTCGGAGCTCAGTAATCAGTGTGTCCAGCAGCCGGTGGTCATTCCTTGGTTTTTGCATTCTTATATCTCCTCAACATTTCATTTCGCAGCTTGGTCTTGCCCTCAATGCCGCGCCGCTCTTCGACACTGAGTAAATATTGCATCTTGGTAACCTTCGGCTTCCTCGCCTTGTCCGGTAGCTTCAGAGCCCACCTGACCTCGCACTCGAAGCGCCAGGCTTCGCTGTGCGTGCAGACTTCAACGCCGTCCACCAGCACCGTGCGAGGCTTCCAGTGCGGCCTGTCGCAGTGCTGGCAGTGCTCATAACCTGCGGCCACCATGCCGCCTCAGATACCGCCTGGTTTGCCGAATTGCAGCAATGATGCCTAGCCCTGAATAGCGCCAAACGCGAAACGCTCGCCACAGTCGGATCATTTGACGCGCCTCACCTTGTTAGCCTTCGCAGCCTTGGCCTGCTCGCGCTGGATGCGCTTAAACTTGGCGGCTAAGTCCATCGCGGTGCCTGCGGGCTTGTATTTGAAATTTGGGTTCCACACACTCGGCGTGTCATCCGGCTTCTTTTCTTTCTTTGGCGGCATCGTGTCATCAGCCAGCTTCAGTTTGGTTTGCATTGTTTCCCTCTAATTGATCTCGTAGCATAGGTATAAAGTCATCCAGTAAAAGGCAGACGCGCCAGGGCTGGCCGTTGCGCCGGTAGACTACCACCGGCACCTCATGCGGCTGCGCACACGCCTCGACCTGTTGCGACCAGGCATCAATCTGCAACCGCTCCTGCCGCTTAACCTCGAGCCTGAAGTGCTGGATCGTGATGTCATCAGCGCCATCGCGGGCCTGCCCCAGGTTGCGCTTGACCACAAAGCCGAGCTCGTCAGTCAGCAGCTTGGCCAGCTCACGCTCGCCGGCAGCCCCTTTGTTTCGCTTGCCGCGACCGTTCATGCCGCCACCTCATCAAACAAAGACCCAAAAACGGCGAGGCGCTCGTCTTGCAATGCCTTGTAGGCAGGGTTCAACTCGCAGCCGAGGTATCGACGGTCTAAACCCTTGGCAACCTGCGCTGTCGTGCCGCTGCCCATGAAAGGGTCAAGCACAATGTCGCCGCTGCGCGATCCAGCGAGGATGCAGGGCTCGATCAGGTCGGTCGGGAACGTGGCGAAGTGAGCGCCCTTGTAGGGTCTTGTGGTCACCGTCCAGACGCTGCGCTTGTTGCGCGTATCGGTGCTGCCGACCGCCTTCATGTTGCCGTTGTTCTTGCCGGGAACCCTGCTGCTGCCTGCCTGCTGCTCTAAGGTGGGCTGGTTCAGGCGTTCCACTGTGCTGGCCGCGACGGGCTCTGCAATGGCCTCGCTGTCGAAGTAGTACCGCTCCGACTTGCTCAACAGAAACAGGTACTCATGCGCCTTAGTGCAGCGGTCGCGCACCGACTCTGGCATAGGGTTCGGCTTGTGCCAGATGATGTCTTGGCGCAGATACCAGCCATCGGCGCGTAAGGCAAAGGCAAGCATCCAAGGAATGCCGATAAGGTCTTTGGTCTTGCAGCCTGCCGGATTACCAATTCGCGCAACACTGTTCTGCGCTTCCGGCCTGTTTGCTCCTACACCCGGATTTGTTGACTGCTGATGTTCGGCTTTTGTTCCAGTAGAGTAACTATCACCAATGTTTAACCATAGCGTACCGTCATCAGCCAATACATCCCATACACATCGGAACACCTCAACCATTGCAACAATATATTCTTCTGGCGTTTCCTCCAGCCCGATCTGACCTTCATGCCCATAATCGCGCAGACCAAAGTAAGGTGGGCTAGTCACGCAGGTTTGCACCTTAACGCCTTCTTGCGCCCATCGACGCATCGTCTCCCGACAATCTCCAAACTCAATTTGGTTCATGCGCCACCTAGCAGCTTGTTCAGCCGATCCTGCGTGGTCTGGTAGCGCTTACCGTAAGCCTCCAGTATCAGCTCTTCCAGAATCGACACCCTGGTGCGACGCTGTTCTGCAGCCGCCTGGTCTAGCAGCTGTCGCACTTCTGGCCGCATACGCATTAAAAACATCTTGCCTTGCTTCATAACACCCCCTTGTATATCGCCCGAATATAATTCTAAGACCGTAACGCCGTCAACGCTTGTCAATTTGACAGCACCTAAAATTATTTTGGTTTGGGGTGTTGACATATACCGGCGATATATGAGAGTCTCTGTCTACGGTCACTCAAGACCGCAACCTCACCGAGATACAGGGAGATTGAAAATGGCACCACTAGCCAAACAAATCCAAGACATCGAGCGCCAGATTGCTCTCATCGAGCATACCGCTGCCAACTACATTGGTGGCGACAAGGCCTACCACTCTGGCTATCAGACCTTCTTAAAGCCTGCAGCACAGCGCAAGGTTGACTCGCTCAACAAGAAGCTGGACGCATTGCTTGACAGCGTGGAGGCATAATCATGACCTCCTACGTCGCCTACTTTCGCGTATCAACCGAGCGCCAGGGCCAATCAGGCCTCGGCCTCGAAGCCCAGCAGGCAGCAGTCAAAGCCTACGCCGACGGCATCATCCATTCATTTACCGAGATCGAATCAGGCAAGCACGATGACCGGCCACAGCTGGCCGCTGCCATCGCCATGTGCAAAGCCACAGGCGCAGCTTTGCTGATTGCCAAGATCGACCGCTTGTCACGCCAGGCAGCATTCCTGCTGACCCTGCGTGACTCTGGCGTGCAGATTGTTGCAGCCGACATGCCGCACGCTGGTACGCTTGAGTTTGGTATCCGCGCTGTGGTCGCCCAGCATGAGCGCGAAGAGATCAGCCGCCGCACCAAGGCAGCACTGCAGGCAGCCAAGGCTCGCGGTGTCAAGCTCGGTAACCCAAACCCACAAGCCGCAGCAGAAGCCGGTGCAGCCGCTGGCCGTGCCAACGCAGACGCATTTGCAGCTCGCATGATGCCCATCATCGCCGACCTGCAGCGTGCAGGCATCACCAGCCTGCGCTCAATCGCCGCAGCACTGACAGCTCGCGGCGTGCAAACCGCTCGCGGTGGCCGTACCTGGGGCGCAGCCCAAGTTTCTAACCTAATACAGCGGGGTGCAGCATGAACGACGATTTCTTTAACGGTTTCCTGCTCGGGATCTTTGTTGTTATGGCCATGTTCTTTGTGGCGGGTGTCATATGATCACCGGCCAGATCCTGCGCGATGCCCAGCTGGCATTGTTTGAGCAACGCGACAGCGACTTCCTGGCTCAGTGCCGGGAAATTGCAGCTCAGATCTGCAGGCAGCAGGGCTCGGTGTCGATCAACGATGTCCGAGCTGCCATTGACCTGCCTGCGGAGCTGCACCCATCAGTCCTGGGTGCCGTTTTTAGGGGTAAAAAATTCACAGCAATCGGCTACACAGAAGCCGCTCACAAAGCCGCCCACGCTCGCGTGGTGCGGGTTTATAAACTAACGGAGGAAACATGTCAGGCAAACTAACACCGGACTACATGATGAGCGCCAGCCGCCTGCCAGCGCTGCTCGGGCTGTCTCGCTACCAGACACCCAATGATGAGCTCCAGTACAGCATCAACGCCAGCAAGGGCCTGCCACGCGAAGACAAACAGAACGAAGCGATGGCATGGGGCGACCGCATCGAGCGCCTGATCCTACAAGAAACAGCCAAGCGCCTCGAGCTGCTCGAGCTCTCGACCGAGTTCGACTCGGCCTTCTTTCATAAGACGCTGCCGCTGGCCTGCAGCCTGGACGGCTGGGCGCATGGCCGTGGCCAGAAGATCCGCACCGACATGGATGCCGGCATTATCGTGGTCGGCCAGGATGAGATCATGCTCGACGGCTATGGCGTGCTGGAGGCCAAGCTAACCGCGGTGTCGCCCGAGGAAATGCCAGCACTGTACCGTGGGCCTGTGCAGCTGCAGGCACAGATGGACATCATGCAGGCACGCTGGGGTGCGGTGGCCGTGTTGTACCAAGGAACCGTGCTGCGGATCTTTCTGTTCGAGCCGCACAAGCAAACACTAGAAACGATCAAAGCTGCGGTGCTGGAGTTTCAAAACAAAATCGAGAAGTACAAAGCCACCGGCGAGATTGATTACTACCCGCCGGCCAACAGCAAGGATGCCGACCGTATGTACCCGGCAGCTGATGAGGCTGTGGTGGTCAACCTGCCTAGTCGCGCTGAACAGCTGGCCGACCAGATCTTGGCCGCCAATGCAGACATTAAAGAGGCCGAGGGCAAGCGCAGCGAGGCCGAGACTGAGTTGAAAGCCATGCTTGGCCAGGCATCCAAAGGCACCGTCGGACGCTTCGAGATCCGCTGGCCAATGCGTAGCTACAAGGCGACACCAGAGAAAGTGGTGCCTGCGAAGGACGCATACAGCATTCGTCAATCAACCCTGTCCATCAAAGAGGCACTATGACCAAACTCGAAGAGGCGCACGCGAGAGCTGTGGTTGCGCTGTTGAACACGATACCGAAGTGCAGCGAGGAAGAGGCCGAAGAGATCGTCGAGTCCTTCACCGCGCTAGTTTTGTACACAATCCAAGCATTCTTACCAGGAGATAACAATGACCAATCTCGTTACAACTAGACAGGGCTTTGCGCCTGCAACCTTTACCGAAGCCCGGCAGTTTGCCGAAGAGCTGGCATCGTCCAGCCTGGTACCCAAAGCCTACACTGGCAAGCCGCTGGACATATTGGTGGCCATGCAGTGGGGTGCAGAGATCGGTCTGGCACCCATGCAGGCATTGCAAAACATTGCAGTAATCAATGGCAAGCCTAGTGTGTACGGTGACGCAGCAATAGCGCTGGTGCAGTCCAGCCCACACTGCGAAGACATCGAAGAGTATTTCGAGAACGAAGGAACGCCAAACCCAGTAGCTGTCTGCGTTGCAAAGCGCAAGGGTCGAAAGCCGGTGGTTGCCAAGTTTAGTGTCGAAGATGCTAAAAAAGCTGGCTTGTGGAGCAAGCAAGGGCCGTGGACGGCTTACCCCAAGCGGATGCTGCAGATGCGAGCTCGCGGGTTTGCGTTGCGTGATGCGTTCCCTGATGCGTTGAAGGGTCTGATCACAGTCGAGGAGGCGCAGGATTTCCCGCCAGAGGCCAAGCCACAGCCAGCCAAGAATATCACGCCGCTGCCATCTAACCCACTGGATCGAATTGCGCCACCGCCACCACCGATAGATGAGTATGTGCCGGATCTGGAGGAAGCCGTTGTTGTAGTGCCAGCGCCAGCAGGTGAGTTCCAGCTAATGGTGCCAGGCAAGGACGGTGGCGAGCCGGTGGTCAAGTCTACGCACGCCACGCAGCTCGATTGGTCTGCAGCTTATGAAGAGCTCGCCGATAAGACGATGTCAGCAGGCAGAGCAAGTGAGCGTGACCGGATGACAGCGCTAAAAAATTTCAAGGAAGCGAACCAGGCGCTGTTCAAACGGATGGAGCCTGGTGCCATGCTCCAGCACTCACAGGCCTACCAGAAGCGGCTGCGAATGCTGGGTGCTGAGATGAACAAGGAAAAAAATCCCGACTGATAGCCGGGAAAACCCGCTGGTACTTTGGTTAGCGCAGGAGGGGCGCAGTATCAGCGGGGGGTGTTCCTCACTGCTTCGTACTGACGGATGCAGGTGTCGAGGGCTGATTGGAGCCTTGCTGCGTCGGCGGCGTACCTTGCAAGAAACTCTCCATTTGTCCGATCCAGTTCCGCTCCAGACGCTCCACTGCAAGAGCTGGCGGTACTGGACACGGCACCTGCCGGGGTGGCGGGGCGCTCGGGGCGCTTGCGCAGGCTGTCAATGAGCCGGTCAGAGCGAGCATTAATATCTTTGATCTGTTCATACGATTCCTCTCTCAGCTTGTCAGCCTGGGCCTGTAGTTGCTGCTCCTTCTCGCGTGCAGCTGCCTGCGCTTTCGCGTACTCCTCTGCCAGCTTGGCCTTCTCCTGATCCCACTGCGCCTGTACCTCGGCCTTACCTGCTGCCGAGCCTTTGACGTAGCCACCAGCGCCAGCCACTGCGACAGCGATAACGGCACCGGCAATGAAATAAGGATTCATTTCGGCGGCACCTTGGTGCCTTCGAGTTTCTTATGCACCTTCACATCGCGGCACACTTCTTTCTTGGTCTTCGGATCTTCCCGGCAGACCTTCTTCATCTCGCCACCAGCGTGGACGTTGAATGCTAACAGCAAGCTAGCGGCCACGGTTGCGGCCATGCGGATCAGTAAAAAATAATTCATGGTTTCCCCTACAGTTCAGGTTGTGGTGCTGCTGGTGGTGCTGCTTTACCGTTGAAGCCTGCCGCCACAGGTGGTGGTGGGCTAGTCTCTAGCATGGGCTCGACGCGCTGATGCACTGGTGCCGGAGCCTTGGGTGCCGGTGGCTGTTGGTCAGTCCAATCGCTGGCCTTGCTAACGCCAGGCGGTGGGTCGATCAGCCGGGCTACGCCGTCCTTGCCTTTGATTGCCAGCAGGGTTGCCAGCGCACCGAGGATGTACTTTGACATGTCAGACAGCAGCATAAAGAATTGTTTGTCAGCTGGCGCGATGCCGGTCATGGGTTGGGTCACAAACACCACCGAGTACATCGCCAAGCTCGACATCATCAGTAGCACCGCACAGAACGTCGTGCCAATGACTAGCTTGATGATCGAATCAATTTGATCTGGAGTCCATTTCATGGTTTCTGTTCCTCCGGCTTAAAGTCAGCAGCTGGCACCAGCTGGTCAGGGCAAGTGCCAGTCACCGCGCAGGTCGGTCGCTGGCACTCGGGCTTGCTCCAGTTTTTGTTGTCCTGGCACAGGTATCTGAATCTGTCTTCGCACCCAGCCAGCAGCAGCAGAATCAGCAGGTATCTCATTTGACCCCCAGTACATGCAGCGCGTGTTTGTAATGCTTGATCCGGTCTTGCAGTCCTATCGTGCCGCCGTTGATCCGCTTGGTCATGTTCAGGATGTCATCAGCGTCAGCAAACTTGTTCAGGTTATTGGTTTCCCAAAACCAGCAGGCAGACTGTGCAGCGCCTTCGAACGTGGCCAGGTACTCAGGCACATCGTTGATGTCCATCTCAAGCGAATCAGCAAATGCCTGGTAGTTTGAGCGACCGGTCAGCTGGATAAGACCACGGCCACAGTAGCGAAAGCCATCGCCACTAGACTCGTCGCCGTTACCCATGCGGCCAGCGTAGATCCGATTGGCGATTGCAGCCTGCTTGTTCGGCCTGCTCGCGTAGTCCTTGGCCATCTCATCGGTGGGAAAGTATTTAGGGAACAACCTGCGCAGGGTTTCCCACTTGTAATTGAGATTCTCTTTTAGTGCGACAAAGTTGCCAGATTCATGGGCGCACTGGGCAATGAAAGATGCAATGCGCTGGGGCGTGTTGATGTCATAGTCCGGCAGCAGCTGCTCCAGTGCGTTGTGCCAATAGGACACATACTTATTCCCTGGGATCAGTTGCTTCAGTTGGCTTTCCGTAAGCATTGCCTTGCCTCCGCTCTTCCAGTATTTCACGCCTTAATTGTTTCATCTTCTTTACTTCATGCACCGCAGCCTGGGTGGCAAACCACATGTCGTAGTACATGAAAGCCAGGATCGGCATGACGATAAAGAACATCAGCACCACGGCCATCACTGTAGCAATCAGTGACCAAGGTACATCCTCATTGTCGCGCTTCTGATTACCAGCCACATTAGACCCACTGCCCACAGAATTACGAACACGACTGCTCCAATCCATACCAGACGACCCTTGAGCCGATTTATTGCTGCCCTTCGTTGCCATCTAGCCGCCTGAATCTTTCTGGTTTCTATTGCTAGCGCATCTGCCTGC